CTCCACTAATCGTTGATAATACTTTTCAGCTTTATCTAAAGCTTCTTGCGCTGTCTTCTGTAAAGCAGTATAAGCATCGTTTGTAACACCAACTTGTTGTCTTTCACCATATACACTATAAGAATAAATAAAGCCATTTTCAACATAAGCTGAAAAATAATTTTTAGCTACTTGTGTAGCTGTTATATTAACAGAGTTTAAATCCATACATTTATTCTCCTTTTAAACACAACTCTTTAAACATAGGCAGTGTTTTTACCCAAGAACAAAATTTTTTCCATTCATCTGAACGATGGGTATTTCTCTGATGATAAATAGATAATAATTGTAAATAATTTGTAGTCATTCGTGCTGTCATCTGCAATCCCATAGGAATATTAGATAAACAAGCATCTATGCCAATCTCACCTTTTTTATAAGCATTTACATATCTTTGTGAAATTTTCAATAATTCATTATCCACTAAAGGACAATGTTTATCTAAATCAAGCATTGTAATACGATGCATTTTGCTCATTGAACTTATAAAATCAATATAGTGATATCTTTGTAACTGTTGCCATGTATACTGAGGCAAAGTTAAATCAAATTGTACTGTAATTCCCTTTAAAGCACAATTATGTCCGCTACCTAAAGGAGAATTGCCTAATCTAATACCTCTTTCTATATGTTTATTACTGCCAGATTTATTTTTAATTATTTTTTCTGTCGCTTCTACTTCCTTTAAAAATTCCTCTTCATTTAATTCTGTAGATAACATAGGATAGCCAGAGGCTATTAAGCTCTCTGGCAAACCATATATTCTAACATTTTCTATCTTCATACTATACTCCCATTATACCATAAAAATCCATATTTGTCAATAGATTTTTACTATTTAATTTCTAATAATTTATGTATTTGTAATCCTAATTTAGCTTTTAGTTTATCTTTCATTAACCAACCCATTATTTCTCTTGCTAATTCTAAATCACAATTCACAGGAGAAAAAATAAGGCTTGCTTTAGTTTTATATTTCTTTAAAATCCGTTTTGCTTCTTCATAATCATGGATATTAGAAATAACAAACTTAACTTCATCATTTACTTTTAGCTCTCCTAAATTCTTATAACAATTTAAATCTGGTGCTAATACTGTTCTGCTACTAGGTAATTTAACATCCATACAATATGAATAACTTCTTACATATTCACAATGCTCTATAGGAATTGTCCCATTTGTTTCTACTGTAACAATATAATCATTATACAATAATTCATAAACTAAAGGCATAGTTTCTTCCTGCATTAAAGGTTCTCCACCTGTAATACAAACATATTTATTTCCTAATGCCCCTATCTTATCCATTACCAATCCTAAATGCATCTTTATTCGTTTGCCTGTCATTGAATGTTTCTCATCACAATACTTACAAGCATAGCTAGGAGACATCTCAAATAAATTGCAACCAAATAATCTAACAAAGGTAGTAGGATAGCCTGTATACTTCCCCTCACCTTGAATACTACTAAAAATCTCTGTAATATACATTTACTGTGACTCCCATATTACCCTATTATTATCCGTTTCGGCTAATTCTATTTTGGTCAGTTTAACTTTTAAACTATTATCCTCTATTAAGGCTTCTACTCTCCATGCCATATCTAAAACTAACATTTCTGCGGTAGGATTATAAAAAAATCTGTTTAAATCTGAATGGTCATAGAGCTTTGTTATTTCATTTATAATATATCTCTTTATAGCTCCAAAATCTTCTACCATACCACCATCTTGTACTTCTCCTTTTAAAAAGATAGTATACTTATAAGAATGTCCATGTAGTTTAAGGCATTTTTCATTAAATGCTGTTGGATTTACTAAATGATGAGCGGCTTCAAAACTACTGCTAACTGCTAATGTGAGTTCTTGGTTCATAGTATGCCTCCTTAAAATAAAAGCCCACCTAAATGGTGGGCTATGACTGTTATACTCTAGTCAGAGTTATCTCAATGATACGAAGAATTTCAAAATTGTACGTTCTTCACCATCAATTTCAACAACGTCAAATCCAATTCTAGTAACTACATCGTATCCTGCCACAGCTAAATGCCCTCTTGAAATAGCAATAGCTTTACATGTTTGATTAATGGCACTCAATTATGTTATCGTAAAGGCTTTTTATCCTCTACTTCTAACAGTTCGTTTCCTGTTAGTTCGGCATATCTTTTCATCTTATAACGCTCGAAAAGCCCCAGATTTCCAACGTAATTCAGCATGAAGTTTATCATGTTCTTTTTTAGGCATAATTTGTAAGTTTTCTTTACGATTATCCTGTTTATCACCATTTCTATGGTGAACAACTTCTCCATCAGAGATTTTATAATCATAAAAATATTCAGCTAATAGAATATGTAAGTATACATAACCACGATTATCTGCTAAACGATGCGCTGGCATCCTTACTTTTAAATACCCATGACTTTCACAAAGACCATATCTATAAAGAATGTTGCTTTCTCCAACTGGCAACTTACGTCTATCCTTTATTTTTATACCAAAGCCTTTTAAAGCTTTTGATACATGAGAATTATGGCAACCAGTTTCTAAAGCTATTTGATTTATGCTCTTTTCCTGATTTACATATTCCTCAATTAAAAAATCTAAAGTAAGTTTAGCAACATTAGGATTTTTAATTTGACCTCTTTGTAGCCCAAACTTTTTTAAATAACATAAAATGTTTTCATGGCTACAACCAAATTCTTTTCCTATGTCACTTGCCGTTCTTCCTTTTTCAAGATACTCTCTTTGTAAATATTCTTTTGTAATTACGCTTCTTAATCCTTTGTTCTTACTCATATAACCTCGTTATAAGCGGCGGGGACTCGTGGACAGATTATATTCTCTAAGAGGTTCACTGTCTATGCTCTGCTTGTGGTTTAGCTTTTAAACTAAACCTTCCAATCTGATTAGCTTCTCAGCTTTCCAGTTTTCTTCCCCGCTATTTTTCATCACATCACTGTGATGGGAGCCAATTAGCCTTTAGCTCCGATTGCTTGCAATACTACATCTTTTGGTGCTGTATCTCCGTCACCTTTCAATGTGTGGCTGATTGAGCCTGCTACACTTTTTGCATTACTTGTTGAAGAAACTTTAAATAAAGCTGTTTTTTCCATTCTATCTTCCTCTTTCCTTTTATAGCCCTTTACAGGCTTTTTTAAAATTATTACAAATATTATTATATCACATTTTTGTCTTTTTGTCAAGACATTTTTTGATTATTTTTCCATCATCTAGAATATCTAAAAAATCTTTTAAACGTAAAAATACAAAATCATCTGCTTCTGCTATTCGCTTGCCATTTTCATTTTTCTGCGTTCTATGCATAATGACTATAGGTAATTTACCTTCAATACAATCACTTTCAGCTTGCTCAAACCATGTATTAACTTGCCATCTATTTTGATTTTTTAGTTCTAAATGTAATTTGAAATCGTAATCTTCATTTAGATTAACTAAGTCTCCTCTTAACAAAGTATTAGCTGAGGATTTCTGAAATCCACCACTGGAAGGAACTCTTGAAAAATCTAAATCAGGAAATCTTTCGCCCAAAAGCTTCCTTACCTTTGATTCATAAGATGCCCCTTTTCTCCTACTGGATTTAGCTTTTTTACTTAATTTAATCCGATTTTCTAACTCTACTATTTCTTCCGAATCAGGTTCATATCTTTTTAAAAGTTCTAACCGTTCTTTAAGAACATCTACTTGCTTCACTCTACACCAACCCTAGCACTTCTGTTAGCATCTGTAAAGTCTACTCCACGTCTAGACAGCTCTCTACTAATATTAAATTTTAAATCTTCTAAGCTATCTAATACATCTTTTAAATAATCAAGTCTTTCTTGCAAATATATCACCCTTTCCATTGCCTCTTTAGCGGAAGGATATTCTGCAAGTTTTAATTCTTTTTCTGTAAGACTCATTTTTACTGGAAAACTTTTATAAATTAAAGCTTTTTCCATATTTAACTGACTCTGTGCTTCCCTTAAATACGCTCTTGTTTGAGATATGAGCGTTCTTACATATACCCTTTGCTGTACTGTAGCATGAAGATACCTTCCTATTTCAGCGGCAGGTAACTCATCTAAATATCTTGGCAATTTTAAATAGTCTCTTTCAATATTCTCATTGGAGAAAGGGGTTACACCTTCTTGTGAAAGTTGACTTTCAATCTTGTCAATTAAAGTCACCATAAATACCTACTCCTATCATATGCGAATCTTTGAAGTTTGATGCTCCCCAAAAGTATACTGGTGCTTTTTTAAGCTTCACGTTTGCACTCATTGCTGGATTCCCATTAAAATCAATTCCCAATCCTAAACCAAAATTAGGCTGTAATGTCGTTGTCTTAATTTTATACTCTATCTCTATATCTCTATCTATATTAACAGCATCTTTTTTAAACTCAAAATTTTCTTTAGTATCAGGAACAATTTCAATCTCTTTACCATTTATATTAGCTTTAAATTTATAATTATCTTTTATATTTAAATCCGCTTCTGTTTCATCTTTTTTTTCTATTACTTGAACTTTCGCTTGTTCCTTAATACTTGAATCTAATGTAATTTGAGGACGTTTTATATCCTCAACTGTTAATTCGCCATTATCAATATTTACTGCTGATTTATAAATAATCTCTGGCGGTTTGTTATAAAAATAAAAACACGCTACACTTAAAAGAATACATAATAGCCAAGCATACTCTTTAAATATTTGCCATACTTTCATAAGTTAAAAGCTTTGCCCCGAACCATAAAGTTATAAAGGCATAAAAAAGCAGTAACTAAATAAATTGCGCCAAATAGCCAAATTAAAACTGGACTAAGTGTTATTGGCAAAAAAGTATATATTAAATAAGGCACTACACAGAAACAAAAACTGAAAGCCACACAAACAATAGACATTACTATTACACCTAATAACATGCCTAATCCATAAAATACCTTAGAAAGAATTTTATTCACTATAACACACTCCTTTATATTTACAGTTTTTACAACTACCGCTTTTTGTACTGCCCTCTGGTCTATCAGGTATTCTGTTTTTTGCTATACATTCATTCAAAAAAGTATATTTACTTTTTATCTCTTGCATTATACTCTCATCCCAATAAACAATAAATTCTTTAATCTCTTGTGTATTTTTATTTTCATACAAAAAATCAATGCTATCTATTGGAGTGGTTTTGTAATCTTCTATAAGATTTAACATTTTTAAAAAGCCTTGTTTTCTGCTTTTCCGCTCTTTTACTTTTAAAGATTTATCTAAAGATAAGTAATATTTATTAGCAAGTTCTTCCCCACAAAAGTCCTCACTCTGCATTGCTTGCCTTATCGTTTCAAAACAATACATATAAATTGAAGCTTGTTTTATATGTTCTGGTTTAGGTTCTAATAATCCTACATATTCACAATGATTAATTGACTTTATCTCTAATACACCTAAATGTCCATTAATTAAAGCCAATCCATCTGCATTCCCCAATATTTGTAGTTCTGCATTAAATACTGGCGGCTCTTCTTGTAATAATAAACCAGATTTTATTAAACAATTTTGTATCCTAGTATGAACATCTTTACCATTATGAAATACTCGTTTTGTTCTTGGTTTTATTACATTTGTACAATCATAAAACTTTCTAACATAATAAAGAGACCTTACACAATCTTTTATCCCACTAGGACTATTAAAGCCATGTTTTCTTCCTTCATCATCTTTTTCAGTTAATAAATAAGAGTCTATTGCTGTTGTTAAAGGGCAATTTGACCCCTTCATAATTGAAAACAGGCTAGTAGCTGAACCTCTTACTTTTAACCGCTTCATTACATAACCTCGTATAATACTCTTTTATTTTTTAAGAATACTTCTTCTGAAACTAAAAACCAAGTTTCAGGAACTAATCTATAGTTATGAACACTAAATCCTATAGCATTCTCATTTTTATTTAAACTCTTTAAATCTTCTTTATAAGATAAAGAAATACTTCTACCTTTTACTAAAGTATCAATAATCTTTACTTTAAATAATTTAAAGATTAAAGATGCTTTTAACGAACAGTCCTTTATTCTAAAGACTACAAATCTCTCATTCTTGCAATCAAAAACTAATAAAGGACTTCTTAGTCCATCCTTTATAGCTTCCTTTGCAATTTTAGCTAAAATCTTTTGTTCTAGCTTATAAAAATCTTTATCAGTAGTCTTACACTCAACTAAGTATCTTGATGTTCTTACATCACCCTTAGCTTGCCATAAAGAGCCACTAGCCATTACTGTTTTTCCACCTAATATTTTTGCTACATCTTTTTCTTGTTTATTACTTTTGTACTTTGTTGTTCCTTTTCTCGCCATGCTTTTTATCACCTATTCCCTTGTACTGGTGGTGGCTTCCAAAAGATACAATATGTTTCTTCACCCTTAATTAAATCATACTCTGTAACATCTGTATTAATACAGCCTCTGTCATAAAACCAACAATTATGACAAGAAGCTGTATAATACCCTCGCCTTACCAGAATATCATATAAAAAAGAGTTATAGCCTCTATTGTATATGCTCATCTGATGTTAACACCTTTTCCCTTATCTCTTCAAATAAAGCTCTGTTAGAACGCAATAATTTAATTAAATTATCTTGACCCTGTGATAACTGCTCACCATTATAGTAATACCAGCCACCTCTACGCTCAACTATTCCTAACAATACTGCAATCATAATTAATGCTTTTTCGTTATCTATGTCCCCTCTTTGAATATAGTCACAGGTATCTGTATAAATATCATACTCACCTGTTCCATAAGGAACACCAGCTTTATTTTTTTCGATTCTAAATTTGATTGTCTTGCCTACAATTCTTTTTGTTTCTCCACTACCTACTGCAATAGTATCACCCATACGTAATCTAATCTCTAAAGTATTCGTAAATCCAGTGCTTCTACCACCTGTTGTATACTCAGGACTTCCATACATCACGCCAATTTTCTCTCTCAACTGATTAATTGCGACAACTGTAGAAGGAAGTTTTCCCTCCCGCTCTAATGCGTTATTAAACAACTGAAATTTACCATGATACTCACCTAACATTTTAGGCTTAATTCCCATTTGATAACTTTCATCAAAGTCAGAAGTTAATACTTTAGTTGGTAGCAGAGCGGCATAAGAATCAATAACAATCAATTCTACTCCTGCTCTCTGCAAGGCTATAGCTATATCTAAAGCTTCTTCCATTCCATCAGGTTGGCAAAATAAAAGTGACTCTAAATCTATGCCGTTTTCTATTGCCCATTCTTTTGTAAGACTACCTTGTTCCGTTTGTATCAAAGCACAAGTTAAAGGAATATCACCATCTTCTGCTACAATTTCTATATCTTCGCCATCAACTGTAACAAGTTTCTTTTTCATTTTTTGAACATTAGCAATCATCTTATAAGCTAATAACGATTTACCAGTAGAATAAGCTCCTGCAATAGTTATTAATCTTCCAGAAGGTATTCCACCACCAATTACATAATCTAAAGCTACACTACCTGTTGAAATCTTATAGGACATCTGCTCTTTAATAGTTGCCCCTAAACGTATAGCGTTCTTACCATGCGCTTTATTTATAGTCTTTACTAACTGCTTTAAATCTGGCAAAGTATCACCCCTGTAATGCCATCTTGCCTAGTTTCTTTTCGATTACCTCAACATATTCAGAATATTCTTTAATAACAGCACCTAACCTATCCCCTAATCTACTTAAACGTATATCAAGAGCATTTTGAGTCAAACATTCTAAGGCTATACCCTCAGCTAACATAGTTTCTCCAACAACACATTTCTGTAACCGATTATTTGTGTCTTCAAGCATTCCTACCTGAGCTTCTAAATGATTTAAAACTTCTTCACATTCACCTAAAGATGTTTTGGGAACAGAAACATCTCCTCTATAAACTCCATCATCTGCCATCCGTCCACCTACTTTAATTGTCATATTCTTTACCTCCTTACTATACCACATAATCTTATTTTTGTCAAGCATTATTTTGCTTCACTATAAGTTCTACCTATATCTCCTACTGCTTCCAATGGAATTGTTAAATTTATGCCCCTACTTGGTAAACAATTTTCCATATGAAAAGTTAATCTCTGCTTGCATAATTTTGCAAACTTTTTAGGGCATACCATGACTATCTCGTCATGGACATTAAGTATTTGTCTTGCTCCAATAGATTTTAATACCACATCATTATCCACATCTATCTGTGCTAATGTTGTGCAATCTGCCGCCGCCCCTTGTGATTTTGAATTAACCGCTAATCGTTCATAATATGAACGTGTTCTACCATCTTGGGAATTTATCCCCCACAAGTGACGTTTATGCCCAGAAAATAATGTTTCTATATAACCATTCTTTCTAGCAAATTGAATTAAATCTCTATCATATTTTTTTAACCCAGCAAAACCTTCAAAATACCTATCTATATATTCTTGTGCGGTCTTTTCATCTATTTCTAAATTTCTTGCTACCGCTATTTTTGAACCACCATAATCTACCATTCTGTTTTCTCCTGTTACCAAGAGTGTCGGACTATACCTTTAGGAGCTTGCTCCTATCCCCCATTAAATGTATTCGATTGATTTATGTTTTAACATAGCCGATACATTATAAGTCTCTACACCGCTGTTTTCACAGAGTTCGGCACGGTATTGACCTGTTAGGCTTTCACCGTTTTGAGAGGGATTTTACTTCACCCTAGATTTGAGCGAAACCTACAGTCTTAGCCACATTTCTTTTATGTGGTGCTAATTTCTTAATTGAATTTGGGTCTGCATCTGCTAATTCTGGAAAAATAATTGTTGCTACTGTTCCATGTGGGTCAAGTTTCTCTTTTAACATTTTAATCAACAATGGGTCTTTTGAAAAATGCGCTGTTAAAAACTTTTCCAGAGCATGATAATCTGCCGCAATAATTACTTCATCTTCATTGTCAGCTATCATTAAACTTCTTATTTCAAATTGTATCCAAAAATCATAGTAACTTCTATCTTCACCATCTTTAGGCTCTTCTAAAGGCTTAGGAAGCTGTTGGTCAATTATGTTATCACGAGGCTCTTTATCCTCGCTTCTCCGTCTTTACCATTGTACGGAGTTCAGACTATATCTTAGCCATGCCTTTCGGTTTAGGCTCTGCCCATTCGTGGAGATTTCAACTAATATAGTCTACTTTCTCTAGTCGTTACACTTTTTAGTTATCACTAACTAACTTAGTTCGGTATTGTCCTTTTATTGGTGGAGTTTCACCGAGTTAGAGCAGTTAATTTTTCTAGGAATTTCTTGCCTAGCGAACCATCTGTTTAGTTCGGTTCAGAACAACTTAGCCTAAATGATGATGTTCCATTTTGGTTGAAGCTTGGATGTACTTTTCCATCACAATATATTTTTTCTTTTATACCTAGCATAAATGCTGTATACAATTTTGTTAATTTAAAATAATCTTGTAGAAGTTTAATTAATTTATGCCCATCTTCTCTTTTAGGAGTTTGTCTTAATAATTTCTTTAATGCATCTTTATCTGTCTTTGGCGTTCTTAATGCTATATCTCTTGATTTTCCGCCATCTGTCCATGCTATAGGCTGAAAACCAAAATTTAATGTTACTAAATCCTCATTAAAAGATTCTCTATATTCCCCTGTTTTTCTATCCTTTAATTTCTTTTTAAAACCATATAATATTTCAAACAGTTGTTGACCACTATTGATATTAAATTTAGCTCCTACTACTTCATATATTTTGTATGTTAATTCTTCCAATTTTTCTTCTGCTAATTTTATCATACCTTCAAGTTTTTCTATGTCAACTTTGATTCCATTACGTTCCATTTTCCACAAAACTTTCATATATGGCATTCGTACTTCTCTAAAATATTCGTAACCACCATCTTCTCTTAACGCATTAAGAATTGGCTCATACATTTCTTTCATAAAATATACATCTTCTGCTGAATATTGTGCTCCTATTGGAATCTGAACGTGTTGAAAACTAGCATTACTATTAGAAGCTAATCCCAAAAGTTTCTTTTCCTCTTTAGTAACTGTCATAATAGTATCTTTAAAATGAGATTTTTTTACAGAGAAAATTGTTTCAGTTACTGCTTCTAAATTCTTCTCTTGTTCTTCATCTAAAGTATGTACAGCTATTTGTGTATCAGTAAAAGTATTTGTTTCAAACACTTTTACTATATCTACACCTTCATTTGCAAATAAATGTAAGTCAAATGAAATATGATGGGCTATATACTCTTTCCCGCCATTTTCCATTAAAGGCTTCAATCGTTCCATAAAATCAACAATATCCATATTATAATATTCTCCTGAAAACTTTTCTGGTAAAAAATCAGGAAAATTTTTAGCATCATCAAAAACCGCAGTGTTTTTACGGTAATCAAGTCTTCCACAACCAATATAGCTACCTTCAAAATAGTGCCTGAAAGGAATATAGTACACTTCCTTACTGACACTATCTTCAAAGGCTATTGTTAATCCTACTGCATAATCTTTCCCCTTATATCTTACATCTAATCCAGAAGTTTCAAAGTCAAAGAAAATTTGTTTCGCTCGTTCATATTCCTCAAAAAATCTATCAACATTCTCTTTATTGACAATAGTTAATTTAAAGAATCTTTGATGAAACAAATAATCACTCCTTATTAATTAACTTCTTCCATTTTTTACTTGGCTTGAAAACAAACCTGTTAAAAGGTTTTCTATCTTGAAAAGTCTTAGTATGAATGTTATAAGAAGTTTTTATATCTTGTTGTCTAGCTACTAAAGAAAAATATCTAGGCAAAACTAATCCAGCATATTCTTCTAAAACTCCTTCTACACCTTTACAAAACATCTTAATAATATTATTTGCCTCTGTTGAAGTAATATTATTTTGCTCTGCTATTTTATTAATTAAAGTTTGTCTATCTGCTATTGCGCCCATTTCTAAACCTTCCTGTAGTCAATAATGCTTTACAAGTCTTATTGATAATTTTTTCTATCAATTCTGTTTGTGCTTTATCTTCTTTGTCTATGCGTAAATCTATATAATAAAGGTGCAATAATTCGTGAAGTATGCTCCACTCAACATCATCACTGCCATTTATAATAGCATCTTCGTCAAGCTCAGGATTACTGTTTATCCGAATTATTGCCCTCTCCATAGAAGGGCTAGAAGAAATACTTGCTAATGCTGGGTAGCCCAATAAATATTCAATATCCCTATTATTTGCATATGTAATAACTATATCCCAATGACTAAGTCCTAAAATTTTCTGCCAATACTTCATACAAGAATCTAATGCTTTTTGAGACCATTTATCCATTAATCCACTTCCCTTACCAAAACTCTATTAAGCCCTGCTGGACGAATAGGCTCGGGTTCTACAAGTGTTGTTGTATCAAAAGAGGTGTCTTCAACACCGTAAAATGGGAATTTCTTCTCAATAATTTCGTAATAATCAAGTCCTCTATATTTATCAGGAATTAATTCCTGAATTTTTTCTTTAGCCGCTTCATTTAACTCTCCAATAGCAAAGATATCTTTATCTAAATATGGATATTTGGTAAAAATCTCTGCTCCTGCTTTGTCAAACAAATAAGAAATACTAGGTTTCTGTCCCATGCGAGTTGCATAATAAGGTGCATCTAACAACCCATAACGCTGTCTATTGCGTTCAATAATACCACAATCATTTCCTCTTAAAAGAACAGCAACTGCTTTATCAAACTCTACTTTTTCACCTGTCTTTTTGCTAATATAGCTACCTTGTCTACCATCTACAACTAAATAAGCTGATTTAAAGCTTCTAGGTACGCCAGCTTGACATAATGGGCAATCAGGTTCACAGGTACAAGCATAATTATTATATCTACCACCTTCTTGGACATTATGGCTCCAAAAACTAATTGGCTCATCAGTTAAAAATCTAACTGGTGCATCTGCGGCATCTCTCACTGTTAAAAAATAATCTTTAATATAGCCACCTTTTTTAGTGGTCTTTTCTACCTCTGTTCTTGCTTGAAATCCTCTTTTAAAAATTGAAGCTACCATTCTTTTTTCTCCTATTCTATTTTCCTTAATTTTAATCTTGGATACATCTCTAAATTATTAAACATATAATCTAATTGTTCTTTATTCATATCTTGAACATCTTTACAATTTTCAGGGTAATTTACAATACTGAATATAAACTCATCTTTACATAGGTCATATATGCGTTTACAGCCACTCTGACCAGCTTTATCTCCGTCTAAGGCTAATATTACCTTTTTGATATTAAAACTCCTCAGAAGTGAAATTTGAGCCTCTGAAATACTACAAGTTAACATAGCTAAAGCATTAGCATAACCATGTTTTTGTAACCACAAAGCATCTAATACTCCCTCTACTAAAATAACAGAATCATTAACAGGTCTAAACAAATTCAAGGGAAATAAAATTCCCGAACGTGGAAAATTGTCATATACATAGTATTTAGGAGCTTTGCCATATACATTTGCATATTCTGGCGTTTTATCATTTAATACTGCCCTTCCTATAAAACCACATAATGAACTATCTTCCCAAAATACTGGAATAGTAACTCGTTTCTTTTGTGCATCCCAGCCAAATAAAAATCTTTGCTGGTCTTCTTGACTGAATCCTCGGTCAATAAAATATTTATGAAATATTTGCCCACTTTGAAATGCCCCTAATGAAGAATTAGATAAAACAAACCTTTCTTTCTGCTCAGGAACTTCTTCATATTCTCGTAAAGGAACTTCTTCAACCTTTTGCGCTTGTTCTCCAATTATTTCATCAAGCTTTATTCTTGCTTCGGCATAAGAGATATTTAGACACTTTGCTATTAAACCAACTATTGTCCCACTTTCACCACAACCAAAACAATGGTAACATTCCTTTTCAGCATTTAAACCAAAAGAAGGACGTGTATCTCGATGAAAGCAACAAGATGCCATAATATCATTGCCTACTACTTTAATATTCTTTATATTTAATACTTCGCATACAGTTAAAAGTTCTTCTACTCTCATACTACTCAATCCTTTGTATTTGTTTTACCGCTATTGGCGTTCTCTTCTTCTCTTCTTCTACATATAATAAATCATGTTTCATTTCAGTAAAATCCCAACTCATTTTAAAAGGCGGTTTCCATTCGCCATCACGTACTTTTAAAGTTACTATTTTTATTTCTTTTTCCGCTTTATCTGTTTTATCTTGTTCTAATCCATAAACAGCATCACAATCTTGGGCAAGTGCCTTAACATAAGAAATATTACTTAATGTTGCAGTTTCTCCTTTTAACTGTGAAGTACAAAGAATTGGAACCTTTCTGTTTCTGGCTAATGCTTTAAATCCTCGCCATACTTCTAGAATGCCCCTCCAATCGTCATCCTCAGAATCATCTGCCATTAAGTAGCCACCATCAATTAAACAAACATCAGGTCTATGTAAATCAATAGAACTTCCACAAGATATTACACCACCTTCAATTAATTCAACAATTAATTTATCTTTATATTTTGGAGCTTCTTCTAAAAGATACTTATGATATCTTTCTTCTTCTTGTGGTGCTAATTGACCATCTTTAATACGAGAATAACTTATACCCGACCATATAGCATCAATTCTATCTATTAGTTGAGATGGCAACATTTCTTTTGTTAGGAATAAAACTTTATATCCCATTTTCGCCATTGCTACAGCAATAATACACAGGAGCCACGTTTTCTAATTGTTATTAACCTACAGCTTTTTATCTGTAGCTCTGGAAGTTTCCTTCATTTTCATCGAATGGTCAATTCCATTCCAGTATAGCATATATTTTCACTTCCACAAAAGTGTACGGTATGTGGAGGACACTCGTGGAGATATTATTCCAATCTCTATGCGTTACGGTGCTGGATTATCCAGTTACCTCGGTATTAGCATTTTACAGCTTTTACCGATTTTGCCCCCTCGTAATCTTACATATCTTTACCGTATCTATGTAAGACGGCAAGAATAGACTCTCGTTTTCTATTAATATAATAATGTGCATTAAAATATAAATAGATGATAATTAAATAATAGTTTTTAGAAATATCAAAATAAGCAATATTATTTTTGAGATGTATTAAAGAAATATCAGCATTAAATGCTTGTAAAACATACTTTAATAAATTATAAGTAGTAGTTAATGTTATTCTTCTTCGTGATTTAGAATAATGCCCATCCCCATCTAATAAGCCTCTTATAAAATGTCTTTTATATTTATCATTTAAAAGTGGGGGATTAGCAATTAAGCTTTTATTAGGAACTACTCCTTGCTTAATTAAATTTCGACAAAATTCTGAATCACTAATAATTAATCTTTTATATATAACATTATTATTTCTATATTTAACAACCTTATCTTTTATTAAATAAGTTCCTTTAGCATCCTGCAAAAATGCTTCTAAAATATAAGCATCTTCGCTTTTTAAGGTAATCTCAAAAACATAAGATTTTCTTTTGATAACGCATCCATCAGCCATAAATAACCCAAGAAAATAAGCTTTAGCTTCGCTATCAATAACTTTAAAATAGCTTGAATTTATAAAATATTTATGTACGTTTTTTTCTATCTTTATACCACTCTCTTTTACATATTTTGTAATAGTTTTTCTGCTAATTTTTAATTTCTTAGATATTTCTGTTAATGACATCCCACTTTTATAAAGCTCCAATCCTACTATTTTTTTATCTTTTAAGTCCATATTAATTTACCAGTTCCTGTGTATCCTAAAAAAGTTATAAGGTCTAATTCTTTTACGCCACCTATTTGTTTATCAATAGGCAATAAGCCTATAGGCATGCCAGAAATGCCCCCTGTTTTTTGCCGCTCTTTATACTGCTCAAAACGCTCTTCTGTTCTTTCACCTATTTTACAGGTATCATTAAGAACAATTTCAGAATCAATATTTTGTATTAATTTCTGTAACTTCTTAACTGCTTCTTCTGTATTTAATGAGTTTATATCTGTTTGCACAGAAAGTATTGTATCCCTTAACAAATTGTGTTTAACTTTATTTCTTAACTCATCGCAATAAAATTCAAATGGTTCTGTTACCCTTCCATTAAAATCAAGTTCTGGAAATCTTGATTTTAATGATTCCGTGCTAGGAATATCTCCATATTTAATTTTAAAGTCTGAAATATAATTAAATACTCTTTTATAAGCTGGATTAAAAAACTTAGCTGATATTCTTTTTTCTGCTACTGTTTTCCAATCCTTAGTTTCTAATAATTTTAAAATAAAATTAGAATCTACACTCATTTCATCACCCCTAAAAACTCTTGCATAGACACAGCGTTCTTAGGTAAAAATAATTTATCCCCATCATCTACATAATAAAGATATTTTAATTCACAAAACCTCTTCAATTCTTTAAAACCTTCAATAAATTCTAAATTATTAAAATATAAATACTTTTCAAATAAAAATCCTTCAAGTTCTTTCCACTCTTTAGGGTCTTTATAAGTGACTAAGTGAATTGAATATTTTCCGCTTTTCCAAATCTTCATAATAGTATCTAAATGTTGAGGGTTATACTGCATCCCCAAAATCTCATATTTATCTTTAAATAATTCATTAACAAATGTTGTTTTATTATTAAAAAAACAACTCTCTAAATTAAAGGCGATAATTGGAAGAGATTGATTAGTTAACTGCCCTCTTTTCACGTCTTTTCTCCCTTAATTGTCCAGCATTAATTTCATTTTTATCATATAATTTATAACAATTTCTACATAAAGGCAAATGGTCATGCTCTACATATGCAAATACTTCTACAGAATTACAATTAATACAACAATCGTTTTTTACGTTTTCTAAATCCATCTTATCACCCCTGTCTTAATTTCTTTATAGCATCTTTATTTCTAAAGGCTTCTCTTCTACCGTCATTAGTAGTAAATGTAACCTGAATAAAAAGATTTAACATACTATCAATAGTATAACCATATCTATTAGTTAATTCTTCTGATTTTAAATTAGTACAGATTATTGTTGGCAATCCTTTTGTATCTCTAATCTTTAATATATTTTCTAATAAAGCTTTTTCTGCTCCCTTTGCTGTATCTACTTCTGCTCCTAATTCATCTATTACTAAAAATTCTGAATCATAAACGGAGCTTACATCTTGTTGGCTATAAGTTTTTCTTATAATCTCATTAAAAGTAGTTAAATATCCTGAGTAATAACGAATATATAACTCTTGTAGAATAATGGAAGCTAAAAAACTTTTCCCAGCCCCATTTTGCCCCCTAAATAATAGATTAACACAATCATTTAACATATCTTTAGGATTAGTTACATAGCCTTGTATAATACTCTTTAATTTAGGCTCTGCAAAATGATAGTCAGATAAAAACTTACCCTGATAGCCACTAGGTATCCCCATTAAATATAAAGACTCTTTGCTTATATATTCACGCATTTTCCCTTCTCTTGTTGGTAAATCAGATGTCAATTTCTATCCCACCATTCTCAGATTCCTCTTTCCAACCCCGCTTAGGAGTTAAACTTTCTCCTGTATAAGCTATTGCTAAATTATAATAACTACTTAACCAAGCATTAGACATTAAATAA